CATACCCCCCGATTTTGTCCATTATTAGATTATCTATTTAAACTTGATTTAAAATGAATCGCGGCCGCAACAGGAATGTTAGAGTTCCGGCGGCTGTTAACAATAATGCACCCGCTAACAGACAGGTTTATCAGACTGTGTTATCTAACGCACGTAGGTTTCAAATACCAGTTGTGTCTGATACCGATTCGTTAGCGAAGTTCCTTAAACAGGAAGGTCTACCCACTCGGGTAGTCAATGGCTATATTAGCCCAAATCCTCACTCCAGATCGGCCGCCATTCGCAGTTATGCGAGTGTCGAAGCTTTACGTTTATTATATGAAGTCTTGAGTCGAGATGCCACTCGCCCAAAAACTATTTGCGATTTATACGCTTCTAATAGAACCGCGAGTGAAGTTGCGTTTTTAAATTCCAATCTGGATCCCGCTATCCAGAATAATAATATAATTCTCAGATCCTACCGCCCTCTTATTACTCCAGGTGATATTAACAGATATGACGCCAACGCTTCGTGTAGTCATGCCGACATGATTGATTCCAGAGGTTACATAGCAGTGAACATATACAACACGCATATGGGACCATGGAATCAACAGACCGTGCATCGTCTCCTCCATCGAAACGACCCTTTAGATCGAAAAGTTTTGATGTGGGTTGGTCATAAGATGCTAGACACCATGGGTACTATCCACAATGAAGGTGGTTGGATAAAGACGTTAGATAACACCGAAGTTCTATTTCGCCCGGACAAACTGTCTGAACCTTATCCTAAGCATAAGGATTGTTCGTGGATGTTTAATAGTTCTTCCTGGTTAGATGTTGACAGCAACACCTTTTTAGTTTGGTCGATCCAGAGAGTTTTCTCAGGGTTTACTATTATACAATTTACAGTTGTCGACACTATCGTGGAACAAACGCATATCCCTATTCCCACTTCTTTTTTCCATCAACTTCCTTTATTCGTTTATTCAAAAAATTATTTTACGAAAAATTTTCAATTATTTTTAACGAATTATTTTCCCCGTTTGTTTGTTCAACAATTTTTGCAACAAAAGACTTTGGCTATTAATTACAATTTATTTTCTTCTATAATTTCTAAAGTCGCATCAAGCGGGATGACTAAGATGGGTCTCCGCCAATGTACGACATTGGTTCATACAGCTCTAAATGCTGATCCAGATTATTCGCTATTGCGAACTTTATTCCCAAGCCATTTTTTGAATTATGCCAGCGAACTGTCACACGCAGTTTTCACTCACGGCTTGGATGAAAGACTAGATGCTTTAGATCATCTAACGTCTTTAAATGACACTTTTTGTCACATCAATTCTAGTGAAGCCAATATTGGGGTGGCTAACGCATCAAATCCGTGGATCAAATGGAAGTCTCTAATTTGGTTAATATTTGGAACCATCGGATTATATAAATTTATCACTTTCTTGATGCGTAAGCTACTCTCTAAAATAATTGTGAAATGTAGTTCTGTGCTGAAAATATTGGTGCAGAAATTAGATAGTCTCAACCCTCGGCCGTTAGCTATAGTCCCTTCAAGACCATATCTGTCGGCCGTGATTGAAACTGTGGCTACTTCGATCTACCCCCCCATTTCACAAATCTTCGCTAGTTTCGAAACTGCCCGCGAGTTGATGCAACCGAACTTCAGTTGGTACAATGTGTTGCAACCGTGGGTATTTCATTGTGGATCAGCCTATCTCTTTTCGAATACCACATTCATGAAAAGACTCCTGTATTTAGGAGCCCTCACCGGCGTTCATTGTTTTTATAACATACCGGTTCCTCCAACTGCAAATTATAGTCTGCTGCAAAAGCTAGACTTTAAAACCAAAGCTATCGCTTATAAATCCCCATTCTATATTTTTAAAGAAAATATCACCACTGAAGAATGGGAGAGTCGAAAACCTTGGGAGCCCACAACTTATAAAGAACCTATTCCATTGGATCAATGCTTTTTTGTCGCCCAAAAGAAGTCTTATTTTACACCTGATGATCTTGATCCTTTGATGAAAGTTACACACAAAAATTGGATACTCCCCGGTCCTGTACCACAGGCGACAGGTTTTTACAGCTTCCTAGTCTGGGCGATTCCAGCAGTAGTCCCTGCTCGGACAGATGAAAATCTAGAGGCCGTCATTATGTCCCGTATTTTGAAACCTCCACCTATGGATCCATATATTCAAGAAGGAAATTGGACACTTATGGATAATCTTGTCCAATTTTTGTTTCCTGAAAGAATGATAGAGATCAACAGAGAGGATCACATAGAAGAGTGGTATTCTCATTTCACTGATTCGAAGAAAAAACAAAGATATAAAATAGCTTTGGCAGATTACGATAAATACGGCCACACTCTTCTTCAGCGAAAATTGCGCCATGTTGCAGTCATGGTTAAAACAGACGAACTTTTACTTAAAACTTTTCCAGATCATTCTCCTTACATGAAACCCAGAGCTATAGCCAATGTTAACCCTGTTATTCAGGCATATATAGGCCCAGCAATTTACGAAGCTTCAATTCGATTGAAAGCTCTGTGGGATTTTAAACTTAGCAACCCTTATTTATTGACAATCCCTGATTCGTATGGGGAAAGGATTATTTTCCATATCTATTTGACTTATGCAGGTAGTTCTACAGACGATGCTTTGTCAAGGTGGTATCAGCGAGTTTTGTATATTGGCCACCCCGCTATCTTCATAATGGTTTCAGGAGATGACTCTTTGGTCGTTTATTCAGATACAAAAACTTTAACTTTTTATGAGGCTGACGCCTCCATGTTTGACCAATCACAATCTTTTGGTCCTCTTCGTTTTGAACGCATGGTTTTATACCGTTTGGGCTGTTCTGTGGAAACATGCGATATATTGGAGCAATTGTCTACATCTCCTTATGTCGCTTGGAACAGGGATAAAACTGGTTCAATCAAGATTGACCGCACCGACCGTCCTATCCGAGACACAGGTGGAGCCGACACTTCATTAGGAAATTCTATTAATATGGCTTCCGCTTGGTTGGCAGTCTGTTCTCAAGGCTACACAGACTCTATTGACGAACTTAGAGAGAGATTTGGCTTTCTAGGTTTCGATATGAAAATTCGAGTACATTCCCGCATTACTCAGACTAGTTTTCTCAAAGGCACTTGGTATGATGTGCTTGACCCTGAATTTATGTACTATTGGGCTCCTTTACCCTCCCGAATTTTAAAATTAACCAAATCACTCCGCGACCCACGCGGGCTTTACCATACTAAGGATTTCCATGAAGCTAGTTCACAATTTGTAAACGATGTTCTCGTTTCTTATAGTCCCTTCATGGAAATCCCAATTTTGCGAGTTTTGGTAAAGAATTTTTGTGTTAAAGATCGGCAAATAATAAATTTTTATGAAGAATATAAAGTCCAAGCCACCTTAAACACACCTAAACCTCGCTTCGACCCTACGGAAAACGAAGACATTTACCTTCGCTATGGGTCCACAAAGGAGGAATTTGAGGATCTTGAATCCCACATTCCTCCACACCTCTTCTGGTTTGTGGACCACGCCCTCCTCCGCAAACTTGCGGGGGATTATAACTAGCACTTGATGCATGGCGCCTGTAGCTGGGCGCCCACAAACGAGGGCCATACGAATTGAACACTATTCGCAAAATTTCCGTATTTCAAAATACCACTACCCACTTTCTTAAACCAATGTCCGCCAAACTTATCGCAAAAGCAGCCAATCAAATGGCTCAGACAGCAGTTAAAACTTTGTCAGCTCGCCGCAAATCCGCCAAGCCCGCTCGCACTGAGAGAAGAAATAAACGCAGAGAACGCAGAGCGACCCGCCGAAACTCACTCCCTACCCTACGTCCTAGTAGACGCCAACGTAGGCAAGGCGAAATTGTAGACATTTCAGGCCGGTCTCAAACTATGGCCATGGATTTAGCCACAACGACCGAGGAACCCAGTTTCCGCCTGTCTTCAGGAAAAGACGGTTCAGTTATTTACATTGAAGGTCATGGGTCATTAGCGACCCTGACCCTTCCTGCAGGTGCAGTTGCCGGTCAAAATGTCATTGAAATTGATCTCACCCCTTATATCGAATCGAGATTATCCAATTATGCAGGGATTTACAATGACTATAAATTCCTTTGGTGGCGTGTGACTTATGTCCCCGCTATCAGTATGGCTAATGCCGCCTCATCTGGTATGTTACAAATGGCTTTCCAACCCGATCCAGATGCTGCTGACCCAACTCAGTCTTCCGCCAGTCTTGCAGAAACGTTTGCTTGGCAAAACTCGAAAGAGTTCGCCTTATTTTCCAGCGCTCAATTAAACTATGTCAAGACTCGTCAAGACGCCTATTTTATCGACCCTGCTGCCAGTGATAGAAGATTTACTACCCAAGGTAGATTCTTTATCCGTGCTGCTACACCTTTGGCCGCATCCGCTGCGTCTTATGGAAAATTTTATTTTTCTTATAAGATTAAATTTGGTACACCCCATACTGACGGTTACGTCGGTACTGCAGGTGGAAAAATAGTCAGTGGAGGAACGACTTCCCTAACCAATATTCTTGGAACCGCACCCGTCCCTGATGCTCAAACCTCTGGCATCGTCTTGAATACTAATAATACCCTAACCTTTAAATACCCTGGTACTTATTTGGTTAATGTTATCATCAACGGCACCGGCCTTTCAGGCGGTGGAACGAATCCCAACATTAGCACAGGATCAGGCTCCAGCTCTGCTGTAGTCTATTCTACGTTCAATGCTGCGGGTACTACTATAGTTTACGTTGTGAATGTCGCTGTCAACGATGATTTCAGCATTTTCAATGCAGGTACTATTACCGGAGGTACGAGTATCTCTTCTGTGTTGTACATTGCAAGAGTTCCTTTAGGTTCGCTTTCCGCCCATAGGAAGGCAAACGACCAAGCTAATGTCGTTAAACTTACAGCTGAATTGGACGCTCTCCGTGAACAATTCCAAGAATTACTCATGTCTTTAAACCCGAATCCCATCCGCCCGGTTTCTAGTCATGAATACAAACATCTCTTCAAATTTGCTATAGATAAAGAAAAAGAAAAAGAAAACAATCCTAACAATAAACAACAATGAACTTCTCTTAATTTTCCTATTCACTTTCTTATTCTCTAATAAAATTAAACCATAAAAATTTCAATTAAATGTTCTAGAAACACTCGAAATACAGCTACGGG